TTAATCCCCCGTGGACACTGCGTGGACACTCACGCCACCTTTCAGCGGATTAAGGGCCACCGCATCCTGCAGGTAATCCGGTGCAAAATGTGCATATGCCATTGTTTGCTGAATGGTTGCGTGACCAAGAATCTTCTGAAGTGCAATAATGTTTCCTCCGTTCATCACAAAATGGCTGGCGAACGTATGCCGCAGCACATGTGCAGCCTGGCCTTTTGGTAAATCGGGCTTAACTCTTTTCAGCGCCAAGCAGAATTCCCGGTACTTCACCTCAAACAAGCCGCCTGTTTCTCTGGTTTTGATCGCCTCACAAACTGCCTGCGAAATTGGCACTGTTCTTTTTCGGCCATTTTTGGTTTCAAGAAACGTTACACGGTTATGAACTATCTGTTCACCACGAAGCTTACAAGCTTCACTCCAGCGCGCCCCTGTGCTTAAACACAAAAGCGCAACACGCCAGTAGTCGCCCTCCAGTGTATCGAGCAATAGCGCTACTTCCTTCTGGGACAGGAAAGCCATTTCTCGTGGAGATACATAAAGAATAGAAATCCCCCTTACCGGATGCTCTGCATCCCAGAGGCCTATTTTCTTCAGTACGGTAAACATTCCGGATAACCGATTCATGTATCTGTTAGCAGATGACGGTTTCAATCCATCAGCTATCTTTTGAGAACGCCACGCGATAATTTTCAGCTTATCAAGATCCACAGCCTGCATATCAGCGCCAAGCTCATTGATTATGTTGCGCAGTTGTTTTCGATCTTCTTCAGCCTTACGCCTGTGCTGGCCGTGATACATCCACCACAACTCAAGCAAATCATTTAGCGTTCGACGATCACGGTAGCCCTGTATATATTCCCGCTTTTCAGCGTTCGCCATGATGTAGCGTTCAGTGGCCACCGCTACCGATTTTTTGTCAAATACCTTACGCACGCGCTTTCCCTTGCGTCCGTTCGGCCTGATGTCCAGCAAATAACGACCATCTTCGAGCTTCTTAATCGACATCGCGAAGCCCTCCAATGAACCGCTCTACAATTTCTCCAGCCTCTTTCCAGCAATAATCAGACCAGACAAAAAGCAGGTCTAACCAGTTTTCTGGCCTCAGCGGGGTGATTTTTGGTTTGTTTCGGTTGAAACCTGATCGCCCTCCGAATCGAAGAAGCCATCAAGAGAGAGAGGCGGAGCAATCTGCCCCGTCGCAGCATTAGTTTGATTAAACATCACCCAATCCGAATACTTCCGAAAACGAGGATGATTCAAAATCAGGAGTAACGTTTCTCCAGGTATCATTCTTCCCAATATTTCATAATTTTTGAGATTGTTTTGAGATACCCCTGTCACCTCTTCCATCTCTCTACGTGACAATCCCTCTGCCTCTCGAATCAGGCGAAGTTTTTCTCCAAGGCTTGATTTATGGATCATATGTGATCTAAACTCCACGCTATTGGGTTACATGTAATACAAAACATTTAAATAGCCAAAATAAGCCTATATAAGCCATTTTGGGCCATTTGGACGAATTAAGGAGATTACCACAATGAGCGAATCAGAGCTTGAGGGGTTCATTCAGGTAGCACCATATCCACTTGAAGCGGTGCCATATCAACTATTTGCCAAGATGATTGGTCGCAAAGAATCAACCGTCAGAACCATGATTGACGCTGCAAAGTTACCAACGATTGACTTTGTGAAACCAGGTTCAGTGAAGACGCGAGCATCAGAAAACTGGGTATATCTGCCAGCATTTAACGCAGGTATGCGCAAAGCATTTTTTGATCAGCCGAAAGAGCGCCGCGACGCATGGTTGCTCTGGCTGGGTCTTTGACGAGGATTTTTATGAGACAACAACGTAATTCACGCTTTCGTAATGGTGCTGAACGCCACGCTAACCGTTTCGCTACCAGTGCATCACGCAGCAACATCCGCTACAGCCTGAGCGATACACACGCAACGCCGGATGGCTACCCTGTAAAACAAATCGGCGAGCACACCTGGCTGATTGAGAAAGCTGGAATTGTGGTCCACAAATGCCCACGCAATCCGTTTACCGGAAACCGCATTTTTGCATTGAGCTGCGGCGACAATCAGTTTGGACAGGATTTCACATTATACGAAGCTCTTCGCACGGTTGATCGTCTGCTTCGTGGGCAAAGTTTTATTAAACAGGCTGACTTATAACAGGTGCTTTATGACCAAAGAGTATGCACAAGGTGTATTTATCCGTTTTATTGATTTTCGCGGTGAACTGTTATTACGTGCATCAGCTATTGATGCTGTAGCCCAGGCAGAAAAAAAAGCAGTTACTCACGTTTATGCGAACAACGCACAACTGATCGTGGAGCTTCCGTACCAGGCTGTACGTGAAGCCATTAGCGAAGCTGAAAAGGCACGTCAGATTAATAGCGATGAACCATACATCGAAATTATCTGCATGGATTCAAAAGCAGAAATCCAGAAGGCAGATTAAAGGGCGTTGCAATGGACCAGGAATACAAAACTCTCGTTAATAAAGCACTTGAGCGCTTTCATTTTCGCTTAAACACGTCAGGCCCCACGCTGAACACGCAGCCCATGATTCATTAGCGAGGGCTATCAGAAGTCTTTATGACGTAGCTTTTTACGCTGACGATTTGGATGCGATTAACGAGCTTTCCGAACTCGTCTGCGCCGCAGAATGCGGAGAGCGCATTGAACCGTATAAGCTGGGGAATATCGCATGAGTATATTTATCTCATGGCTTGTTCTGATTATTTCGGTGGCCTGCGCCATTGGGATTATGCGAATTATTCATTCAGTAAAAAAGATTGAACGCTTTTTCACTGACGAATAACAGCTTAAATAAAACACCAGATTAAACCCGAAAACCTGAAAACCATCCGCATTCGCGGAGGTATTCGCACACATAAATAACGGAGATATAAAATGAACGCAAAAGAAGAAGGTATTATCAGAGCACTGAAAGAAATTTCAAAGACAGAAAACGAAGTAGCGAAAAAAGCCGTGGCAAATGCACATATGGACGTCGCAATCCACACACTGATAGTCGCAAGAGTCACGGCAGAAGCAGCCGAAATTATCGCAAAACAGGATGCTGAACTGGTGGTTCTCAGAACACAACCAGTCACCGGACTGGATTTATCTAACACCGGACGCCTTATTTACACAATTGGCTCGGAGCTACAGCGATACACCATTATCGCCGGATTACAGGATAAATACCTGATCACTCCGCACCCCATAAGGGAGTCAGAGATTCTGACAAATCTCCGCCTGATAGAGCGCTCTCAAGTTGCATTCATTGATGACGCCCAACACACCGTATTTAACGCATAGGGTTACTGGACAAAGGGGGCGCAATGGCAATTAAGCGTTTTTCCGTCATTCGTTTCACCTCCAGAGGGCGTGAATACGAAGTTGACGAACGGCTGATTAAAACGCTCGACCGTCACCGTTCGCAACCTGACGCGCATCACATTTATCTCACTGACGACACTTACTTCTGCGCCACCAACGTGGTGCAGGTGAATCTTATCAGACTGGTACAGGAGCCACGCAGATGACCATTCTGGACTACATCGCTACTCATCCGGGGTGTAGCGGCGGAGAGATCGCCGCAGCACTGAATACTCCAACCACAGCCATTAATGCTGAGTTACGCCAACTTTGGCGCGGCGGCTTAGTCATCAGAACAAACCGCAGCACAGGTGGTCGCGCTCGCAAAACAGGAGGCCAGGCTTCTTACCACGTAAACCCGATGCCGTTCGGGTGTAGCAATCCACTTACTCACATGTTTAACCAGCTACTGAAGGAAGCCAGAGCATGAGCACCATCAACCACCAGAAGCTACGCGAACTGGCATTTGCCCTGCAACGAATGGCAACGCCTCAAAAATTACTGGCATTTCGCGCAATGCTCTCGCCGTCTGCTGTGCTGGCACTGCTGAATGAGCTGGAGCACGCCAGAACCACAGCTCCTGCCATTCGCCTGACACTCCATCATGAAATCGCTGATTTCTGCGCACCACTGGGTTCGCCCGGTGAACCAGAAACGCCGGAAGCAATGCAACGAGAGCTACTGCAACGCATCGACAAGGTTTTTGATTTTTTCCTTAACCAGTAAAGGACCGCGATATGAACAAAAAGACCTGGTTTCGCGCATACATGTGGGCGCTGGTATGCGTCCTCATCTCTATCATTCTGTATGCAGGACTGCTCCCCGAATGATCTCATCAGACAGCTCCTTCCTGGTATTGCTGGGCATTTTCATTGCCATGCTGTACCCGGCAGGCGTTGTTCGCCTTTTCAGTAAGTACATCAAGGAAATCAAACAATGAAGAAATTCAAACTCTTTCAGATTCTCCCGCTTTTTGCCGCCATCCTGCTGGTTGGCTGCGATCGCGTTGAGCCAGGTAATGTGGGCATTAAAGTCAACAAACTGGGCGACGATAAAGGCGTCGGTGAAGTGGTTGGCGTTGGCCGCTACTGGACAGGCTGGAATACCGAGGTTTACATCTTCCCGACCTTCAAACAAATGAAGACCTACGATGAGCCGTTCAGCTTTCAGATGAGTGACGGCACAACCATCGGCTATCACATCGGTGTGGCCTACAAGGTTGATCCATCCAAAGTTACCACAGTGTTTCAGACCTACCGCAAAGGCGTGGATGACATTACCGACACTGACCTGCGCCAGAAGATCGCCGATGCACTCAACCGACTGGCCAGCAAAATGACCACCGATAAGTTTATCGACGGTGGCAAGTCTGAACTGCTGGATTCAGCACTTAAAGATATTCAGGAAGAGATGACCCCCATCGGTATTCAGGTCATGAGCCTCTCCTATGTCGGTAAACCGGAATATCCGCCAACCGTTATCGACAGCATTAATGCCAAAGTCACGGCAAACCAGAAAACCCTGCAACGCGAGCAGGAAGTCAAGCAACGCGAAGCAGAAGCCAACATGTTGCGCGCAGAAGCTGCCGGACAGGCTGATGCCATTCGCACAAAAGCCCAGGCTGAAGCCGACGCCATTCGTTTACGCGGTGAAGCTCTGCGCCAGAATCCCGGCGTTATGGAGCTGGAAGCGATTAACAAATGGAACGGCACGCTGCCGCAATACATGACCAGCAATACCGCTGTTCCGTTCGTTCCCGTGAAGTAATTAAATCCGGCCAGTGAAAACCGCTGGCCGGAGCAGTATCAGGATTTTTTAGTATGCCGTTCTCACAAAAAAACCGCTTGCCATGCCGCAATCAGTCAGGTTACATTTCCGCTGCACCTCACAAAACGGGTGCCGGGTTTCGCAGCCTGCTGACTACACAAGCGCACAACCGCGCCAGCGGTTTTTTTGTGCGTACTGTATTGCCACGTTTTTTTCGCATCAGAATTATGGCGGGGCGTACGGGGCCGACTTCGGTCGGGCCGGGTTCTTGTGTAGCCGGTACTGCGAACCTCGTACGTCTCGCCACCCACAGTTTCGCAGCTCTGGATGGTGAGTTTTCACAACTTACTACACAAGGGGCCACACCATGGCAAACCGCAAACCACACCGCGCTATCGCGGAGCGTCGTCACATCCAGACTGAAATCAACCGCAGGCTTTCCCGCGCATCACGCGTCGCGCAAATCATGCACATCAATATGTTGCATGAGCGCAGCCACGCACTATCAAACATTTATTCCGCCTCTGTTTTCAGCTATCTGGCGGATGATCTGCACGAGCTTCAACAGCTCATCCAGCAGCAAAACAAACTCCATTAATTCCTGTTCCGGGCCTTTCCTGCACCTTGCGGCGGGAGGCCTTCGCACATCTGTAACAAGAGGATTGCCGCAATGATTCTCGCCAACGACTTTCTTGAATACCTGCTCAACACAGAGCGTGATCTTGCCGCTCGCGTGCGTGATCGTTATGACATGTACCTGAAATCCCTGCCTGTACCACAGCTCGCTGACGGAAAGATTGTTATTGATGGTCGCTACATGATTGACAGCCACGAGGGAAATTACAGGCTTTACCGCATTGAAGGTGGCACCCCGTCCGTTATTGGCATTTACCAGCGCCCATCCTCTGCAATCGTCGATGTGATTGCCGACAGCATCCGCATCACACATCGCCATGCCGACACAGAAGACACCGTGCTGGAAATTCAGCGGCTGGCTACAGTCTGCCGCGACACCCTGAATGGCATGACGAAGTAAATCACTATGACGGCAGAGTACATCAGGGACTGGCAACAACCGCGCCACGCAGTGGGGCGTGAAGGAACGGGGATCCCCGCTCCTGAATCCGCGCTTTCCTCCTGGCTGGATGCCTACCGGGCAGAGAACGAGCGCCGCCAGGAAATGGCTGATGCGGCGTTCTCCGCCACGCCGCTGGGCAACCTGATTAATAAAAGCCTGGACGCACAGGAAAAACAGGACAAAACCATCACACTGGCAGGAGACGCCAGAAAGCAGGCACGCGGCGCGGTGGATGAAGCCATGGCCTCGCTGCGCCTGCTGCCGTCCTATCTGCGCGATCCGCTTATTCGCCACCTCTCCTTCCTGCGCAAAAAACAGGAATCTGACCGCCAGAAAGGTAAAAAGAACCAGCAGGCTGAACGCTACGCGCGCGGGACCCTGCGCAAAATATTCGAACGTCTGGACCGCACCGACCACCGCTGGCTGACACCGGGTTATCGCGCCCTTGCCGGACGCGAACGCCTGGATGATTTGCTTTACCTCCCGCAGCTCAACAAGCACCAGATACAGACGCTGGCCACCATGACGGCGGCGATGTTCAGCAGCACCTTCGAAAAACTCTGCGATGGCTTTGGCGCAACCGATGGCGAGCTGACCATGGATGTAACCCTGAAGGCGTATCAGATGCTGGCCCGCATGGCGTTACACCTGCACGCCATGCCTCCACATTATGACGCACTGACAACAGACAAAGACCGGAGGAACGAACCGGACACGGAGCTGCTGCCGGGCGCAATCCTTCGCCTGACCTGTGCGGAATGGTGGAAACGCAAACTGTGGCTGTTACGTTGCGAGTGGAGAGAAGAACAACTCCGCGCCGCCTGTCTGGTTTCCAGAAAAACATCGCCCTATCTGAGCCAGGACGCGTTAAGCGAGTTTCGCGCACAGCGCGAGAAGACACGCGATTTCCTGAAAAGTTTCATGCTGGAAAACGAAGACGGGTTCACGATTGATCTCGAGACAGTGTATTACGCGGGAGTAAGTAACCCGGTTCACCGTAAGGCAGAAATGATGGCCACCATGAAGGGACTGGAACTTCTGGCCGAAGCCCGTGGCGACAGAGCGGTGTTTCTGACTGTCACCTGCCCGTCAAAATACCACGCCACAACAGAGAACGGTCATCCGAATCCCAAATGGAACGGGGCCACCATGCGCGACTCCAGCGATTACCTGGTTAACACGTTTTTTGCGGCTGTCCGCAAAAAACTGAACCGCGACGGTCTGCGCTGGTATGGCATCCGCACGGTGGAGCCTCACCATGACGGCACCGTGCACTGGCATATGATGGTCTTTGCTCATCCGGAAGAAATCGACACCATTGTGTCCCACACCCGCGATATTGCCATTCAGGAAGACCGCCACGAGCTGGGCGATGACATAACTCCGCGCTTTAAGGCGGAGTACGTCGACGGCTCAAAAGGCACACCAACCAGCTACATCGCCACCTACATCGGAAAGAACCTGGACAGCCACGCCGTGGATGGCATCGACCCGAAAACGGGCAAGCCACGCGTTGACCACGAAACCGGAAAATCAATGGCCGAGAGCGTGGAGCGCGCCATCGGCTGGGCGCGCCTTCACCGGGTCCGCCAGTTCCAGTTCTTTGGCATCCCCTCCCGTCAGGTGTGGCGTGAACTGCGCCGCCTTGCCAGCCAGATGGCACGCAACCCGGAAGGCCCGCAACGACTGAAGGACGACGCAATGGATGCGGTACTCGCTGCCGCTGATGCCGGGTGTTTTGCCTCCTACATTGAAAAACAGGGTGGCGTACTTGTTCCACGCAAAGACTACCTGATTCGCACCGCCTACGACCTCGCCGATGAGCTGAACGATTACGGCGAACAGAGCGTACAGATTTACGGGATCTGGTCACCACTCATCGGGGAATCCTCCCGTGTGTGCACGCATCCGGATAACTGGAAGCTGGTAAGACGTAAACCGGAAGCGGAAGACAGCGCCCGCGAAAATGGTTTTGACCTTCAGGGCGGCCCTGCCGCCCTTGGACTCGTGGCAATAACTGTCCCCGTGTACAGGAAACGGACAACAACGGGACAGAACAGCCGGAGGAACGGCCAGCACCGTGGCCGCAGCTTCCTGAAGGCGTTGACGTGAATGAATGGATGCGCTCACTGAAACGGCACGAACGCCGGGCACTGATGCGTTCGCTGCGTGACAAACAGGCAAAAAACAGCAGTGATGAAATGCAGAACTGGACACAGAGCCGCAAACAGCCACAGCCTTTGCCTGATAACCACGAGTTACTCGCTAAAGAATGGCGGGAGTCTGCTGAATCTCTCGGCCTGCATATCGGTGAACAGCAGATGCAGCACCTGTTACGGGGCGGCAGTCTGTACGTTGGCGGCAGCATCATTACACCGCAGGGATTTGAAATTGTACGCAAACCGGATACCCGCCCGGACAGCCGAATCACGCAGCTCTGGCAACGCCTGAGTCGTAATCACGGCGTAAGCAGCACGGAGATCCGCCATAACCCGGTCGCCAGCTATCTGGAACAACTAGAGGCATCAGACCCTGAAGCCGCCGCACGCCTGGCATCCACACTTCAGCAAGACCAGAACACCATGAAAACACCAGTTACCGTACTTTCTGACATGCTGCGCGCCATCCGCGACGCAGAGCACGCACAGAGAATCAATGAAACCACTAAACATGCTCGCAAAAAAATCAGTTTATTGCATCGAACACGATAGAAATATAGAGCTAAGGCCGCCCTAGGAATAAGGAGGCCTTGAAAATCAACCTATCTTCTTATGAAGTAAAATTAATTTCTGTATTAATTTGGAATGAAACATAGATATATCAGAAATTCTTATTTCATTAGGCGAGTCTATATGATTGGAAACTTCTTCCTCCAAGGAGTCACAAATACTTTCTAGATTTTCAATATCTGCATTTAATTCTGGAAAACTATTAAACAAATATAATGAATCCCGTAACTCTCCTAGTTTTGGTAAAAGAGTATTACTGAATACACTAAGAAACTCCTCTTCTGATAATGCCATGGAGTTTTTAAAACTTTGCACAACATCGAATGCCAACCCATTAATTTTAGGCATAATTACTTCTCTTACCCAATATCCTTCATTAATAGCTTCTTTACGTTCTTTTCTATGTTGAACATAAGGAATAACAAAGGATGAAACTAAGGCAAATAAAGAGATGCCAATAGAAATCCACTCTGGACCATTTTCCGGAACCTTTACAATATTATATATATCATGGGAATTTGGAACATCTTTGAAATAATTAGCAAATAAATCTTTTTTGTTATCCCTTGCCAGAGATAACTTATGAAAGGTGTCGTTTGCCTTTTCACAAAACATCAAGCCATCATTCGGGTTTCCGGATAACAAAAACGGTGATGATATACCACTAAGTCCTGAATCGGAAATATAAAAAGGCGTGTTTGGATAAAGTGACTCATTACATTCAATGTTTTCTTTATTGGAAAAATCTGTCACAGAGCAAGCTGCGGGGAATATAAAAAAAATGACAGACAGCGCTGTCATTTTGATTTGAAAAATATTTTTAAAAGAAGGGAACATTTTTATGTAAGCCTCTCCTTACAGCTCTATCTAATTCAGAAAGCATACCTTCTTTATATTCACGACCATCAAGTACAGTGCGACTATAAAATTCGCTAGGCGAAGAAAATTTCGGCAAAACCGTTTCAAGCATACCTAGAAAGTATGAGCTTGATACAACAATTCCCTTGGGGATCAATAGATATAATCTATCATTACTGGTTGTGCAAAATTTCCCTATATTAAAGTAATCATAGGCCTGGCGCCCATTAGAACGTCCAGCAAAAAGTTTCTTGTTACTATCTTTTACTAACTTATTGAAATCTATGGTGATGTCAGCCATTTTCATGTACCTGTCCTCAAGTTCGCTGGGTGGCGTTTTCTGGTAGAGGAAAACGAATATTGATCATAACTCCAGGAAATCGAGCATCCTTCATACGCTTAAGATAGTTGCGATCCGGTTCAGATTCAAGCCCTACATCATTAAAAGGGTAAGTAAAAATGTCACTTTCCTCGTCATTAACCAACCTTTGCTTTAATTTATATGATCCATCAAAGTTAATATGAGTACTACCAGATATTAAAGTCATTTTTATCCCACCTTTAATATCTCTTCCCATTTTTTTAAGATTATCATGCATATCTTGAAATAACTTCAATAATTCAATTGTTCCGGTGCCAGAACTGTCAGTTTCTTTCTCGTTTTTACAACTCACCCGCCCTTGCAAGGCCGCTACTGTTGTTAATCCTTCCTTAAACATACCCTTTTTCTTAATATGCTTATTTATGTATGGATTAACTTGTTGACTTAATGAAAAATGATCCTCAGGTAAATTATCAAAAGTTTCGCTGATAGTTTTCCCAAAATTGAAAACAGCCAACTCACATATGGGGTTTCGTACGTTATTATTAACAAAACCTCTCAAATACCAGCGTGGGCGTTGCTCTAACCCACAATGCCGCTCCGCATTATCAAGGAGTTCCCCCATGCAGGAAGTTAAATGCTTTTCTGCCTCATGTACAAGTTTTAAATTATGATCATTTAAGCATTCGTTTATGTATGCGGTAAATTTTTCAGCAGTGACATTTTTTCTGTCATGGGCAAAGGCAGAAGCATTCTCCTTTCCGATACTATCAGCAGAGAAGATTCGTTTCTTCGGATTCGCTTTTTTCGATGCTTCAGTAGAGTCCAGAACTTTACCTGGTGCAGCATTACTAATCTCTTTTACAAGCCCGACATCCCTGATAATTTCAAGATACTGTTCATCTTTAGGGTAGATACCATTAATCTGAATCATCGTATCTTTGAAATTTATATTACTTTGCCTTGCTGCTGTAAGAGCAACACCTAATAGACACTCAAGACCAAGACAGTGTTTTTTGTTTTTCTTGTAATCAAAAATATATGATTTCCATTTACCTCTTGCAATTAATTTTGTGGCTGCACTAATAAATAGCAGAGATTTCTCTGGATTGTCATATAAGTCAAAATATTTAGGTATTAATATCTTCTCTGCGTCACGACGAAGAATTGATGAGTCATACTCTTTTATAATCGATATATTTTCAATGAACGTAGCGACTTGGTTTTGGACAGGAGTTGTTTCATCGGAAAAACGAAGACTACCATTTTTCTCTTGCGCAGGCTTTTTTTTCTTAGCTCTCTCAACGCTACGAAGAAATCGCAACCATCCACGTAAAAAGGTTCTTTTAGAATCTTCTTTATTGATTTTTTTCATTTCCAAATGTTCCTGCAAAGTTAACGTAGCCCACAAGGCGCTAAGTATACTTTCTGCTATATTTTTTTCACTATACAAATGCACAATAGTGCACAAATTTGCACAATTTTTTTGAACGACTTTTTGCCCTTCTGGCCCGCGTGGCGGCTGGATCCGTCAAGGATCCGTGCGTGCACAAAAAAACGCGCTTTTTCTGCGCGCAGGTGACGGGGGAACAGCCCGCGTTTCAGGGGGTAAATAGCATTCCCTGAACGATGTCGCAGAGATAGAACAGAATGGCTGTATTTCTCACGCTGAGCGTGAAAAAGACGTGAGGGCTTTTGATTTGATGGGGTGAAAGGTAAGGCCGTCAAAATCGCACTGAGACGGCGAGAACATGCAGTCAACGCGGTGGGATTGCGTAAGAGTCTGACTGTCGATGATGGCAATCAGCAGGAAAGCGTCGTGAAATTATCTGACTGATACAGGAGCTGGAGAGTCGGGGCATAAATTTTTTATGCCCCGGCGAAGCAGCAGACAAGCGAAGCGCGTCAGGATGTGGGCTGGGTGTCTAACAGTGCGTAAGGGTTAAAGCGGATCACCTCTTCGCCAAGCCAGTCATTGATGTGCTTCATGGCCTCCATGACGGGCATCAGCTCGTTAATTGCGTAAACCCGCGCGGCTTTCTCCACATCACCAAACGCACTTTTTTCGCCCGGCATCGCCCCCATCAGTTGCGGCGGAACGCGGTGCGCAGCCAGCACATCATCACGGGATGCCGCCTTAACATTCATGAACTCATCCTTTGCGGTGATCTGCTGGAACGGCAAAATTTGCACCCCTTCTTTGCCCCCGTTGGGCGCATGAATGAGCACGTTTTTAAATGCACCACCACCACGCGCACCCTGTAACGTTTCTTTCAGGGAGTCCATGCTTTCGCGGTTTACCTGCGCTGCACCGATGTAGATGATGCACCCGGCGTGGGATCCGTTGTCGTAGTACAGTTTTCTGAACATGTCCGCCGAATGAGAAAGGCTGGCCGAGAGTAATGCGCCAAGATATTCCGGCATGCCGTAGATTTCCTGGTTAATATCCGGATTCATCAGGTGGCACACTTTGCCAGGGCGAAGCTGGAACGCGTCCTTGCCATCCTGCACATACCACCATGATTCAAGATCGCTTCCGCGTCGCATGTATTTCGCCAGGGCGTGCCGTAATTTAAGCGGTTCGCCGAGCATATTGCTCCGAAGCTCAAGGAATGCGTTACCGAACACAAACCAGTCCAGCGCCAGCGCCGAGAAATCCTGCCGGGAAAGCAGCGGGTGCGGGATGTAGCACCCGAGCAATACATTACGCTTAAAGTAAAGCGCAGACTGATGCCAGGACGTTTGCCGGGCGGCTCTTGCCAGACCGTACCAGTCCACCGGGGTTTCATACCACCGCCCGTTATCAGCACAGTACATATTGTCCAGCAGGTCATGCCCGGTCAGGCGATAAGGACCATCAAATGTGAATGCACTGAGCGATGATTCTTTCCTGAGCGCATCAGCGAGATCAATGCGTGAACTCATGCGCACTTTTTTATTTTTTCTGCTCATCAGAACTCCATAACCGTAAAACGCTCGTTTTCCCCTTCGCCGCCAATCGGTTCGTTAATGACAGCAAGCATGGTTGCCCACGCAAGGTCGCCGTGGCTGATCCCCCTCGCACGGTCCGTTTCGTAAGTGATAAAGCCGCCCGGTGTTTTCACCTTACGCACGGCGTTAAAGGCTGCGACCAGCTCGCGTTCGGCGCGATCATATTCCCACCGCCCGGCACGCATTATTTGCAGCATTTTCAGTACCAGCGACCGTTTTGATGACAGCGTGAAGGTGTACGGAATAGCAGCAGGGAAAAACCGTTTCACTATCTGATAAACAGCCTCCCCGTTCCCGCCCGTCACATCAATGCCGATGTGTTCCACGTTGTAGCGACACGTGAACTCTTCAATGACTCTGGCCTGTTCTTCAAACTCCAGCCCCTGAACGCGTCGCGTCTCCACCGTTCGAAAACGGCCTCCAGGAACAGCCGGAGGAACCACCACGGACACAGCGCCGCTGTCGCCGTTTCCACTGCTGCCGTTTGCGTCATACCCAATCCATACCGGACGATTCCCCATCGGGCGGGGAGCAAAAGGTTTCCAGTCTTTCCAGTCGTCGTATCCGTCAACACCGCAGCCAATCAGGATATTCAGGTTAAATGCCGATTCCCCTTCGCGGACAAACTCACACATATAGAGATTGCGGAACTCGTCTTCGGTGTTTTCATCACGAATTTCGTCAATATCGGTGTGTTTCCAGCCGTGATTAACCACATCTTCCAGCGTGACAATTTGCCGCCACGTCCGGTCAGGGCAGATAAGCCCGTTATGCAGCGTTTTCCAGTCCACAGAAAAACGCTGGCGTTTATGCGTGGCCTTTTTCTCGTTCCAGCGGTCGCCATTCCAGTAGGCGTATGCCTCGTGCGTTTCGGTGGATGGCGTGGAGAAGTAGGTGCGCCGCAGTCCGCTGAGGGTTGCCATAGCGCCAGCCACCTTGCGCAGTTCAGCAAAGCGACTGACCCAGAAAAATTCATCAAAATAAAAATTGCCCGTGTAGGACTGTGCCGTCGCAGCAGAAGTACCAAGAAAATGCAGCTCTGCGCCGTTGGAGAGGATGATTTTATCGCCCCCTTTCAGCTCCACATCAACTTCAGCCGCAGCCTTCTGAATAATGCTTTTAAACTGGAACGCCTGACGACGCGACGCAGACAAAAAAATCTGGTTACGCTGGTAAGGTTGTGCCACATCGTCACGCAGCGCCATCAGCAGTGCTTCCTGTGCAAAATACCAGGTCGCCCCAATCTGTCGGGATTTCAGGATCATCCTGTTACGTATCCCGGCTTCCCTGCAAAGGGTCAGGGAGTCAAACCAGCCCCGCTGATGCCACTCCAGCCTGCTGATGATTTTTTCCCGCAGTGCGGCAATCTGTTCCGGCGTGAAATGATTTTTGAGTTTTTTCGCCCGGCCTTTCTTTCCTGCGGCCATCACATCCGGCTGGCCATCATGCAGCTTTTTAAGCTGCCGGGTCAGCAGGTCTATTTCCTTGAAGTCACCACCTGTTTTATTCTGTTTTTCAGTAAGCTGGATGAGGCGCGCATCGATGGACTGCGTGACACGCTGCACGGGTGGCGTTTCATCCCACTGGTCGCGTTTTTTCCACGCATAAATCGTGTTCGGGTTTATTCCCATCAGACGTGATATTTCTGCGGGCGGATAACCCTGCCAGTAAAGTTGCCGCGCACGCTGGCGCACAAAAGCGTCCTGAATCATTGCTCCCCCTGAGTAATTACAGGAAGATTACCCGCGCGCGAAACCGTTCTCCTTAACCCCCTGTTCTGACTGTTTTCTTACAACAAAAGCCCTTTGTATCAGCCTGTTACGCTTTGCCATCATGACTGAAGAACCAGTCAGAGGGGCAAAAACTATGACTAATGAAAAAAAGACATCCCGCAAAAAGTTTCGCGTGGCTGTCTCCGGTGTGACGGCAGACGGGCGCGAAATCAACGGCGACATGCTGAAAGCTGCCGCCACCAGTTATAACCCGTCCGTTTATGGTGCACGTGTGAATATTGAGCACATCCTGTCACCACTCCCCGGTAGCGAGTTTTCCGCTATGGGCGATGTTGTGGGGTTGAGCACCGAAGACATAACCGATGGCCCGCTGGCAGGCCGCACGGCACTGTATGCCGAAATTGAGCCGACCGCTCGCATGATGTCCCTGCTTAACGATGGTAAAAAAATTTACTCCAGTATTGAGCTGGAACCACAGTCAACCATCACGGGAGGCCCTTACCTGCGCGGGCTGGCAATGACCGACACCCCCGCCAGCCTGGGCACGGAACGTCTGGCCTTTGCGGCACAACAACGTATGCAACTGATGACATTCAACTGTCAGCAGGGAGACGTGGCGATGTTCACCGCCGCTATGGAGTCAGAACTTATCGAACTCACCGAACAACGTCAGGAAGAAGGCACCCAGTGGTTTAACCGCGTTATGGGGATTATTGGCCGTGGCCGCAAAGCGGATGACGCCAGTTTCTCCCGTATTCAGGAAGCGGTGGAAGGTGTCGCAACGTCACAGGCCGATATTATCGACCGTTTTAATGCACTGGAAACCCGCCATCAGCAGGACAGCCAGAAAATCACTTCGCTGACCACAGAGCTGACAGCACTGAAGGAAAAGCTGCGCACGCAGGACGGCGATCCGCAGAACCGGTTCACCGCAACGGGCGCAGCCTCCGACCAGCTGGCTGACTTCTGATAAGACAAAGGAGCAAATTTTTTATGAATCTGGTGATGTCAGATAATGCCCGTAACAAGCTGGGCTGCTACATGACGCGACAGGCGTCGATTAACAATATCCCGGTTTCTGGGCTGGTATCGCGATTTACCGTGGAACCCTCGGTGCAGCAGCGTTTTGAAAACGCCTCAAAGGATAGCACCGAACTTACAAAAAAAATTAACGTGATCGGTGTGACCGACCAGAAAGGCGAAAAAGTCCTCATGGACACCACCGGGCCGATTGCGCGCACAAATACCAGTTATGACGGCACAGATCGCCGCAACCCGATTAACGCTGTCGACCTGAAGTCCCGTCAGTACCAGTGTGAGCAGGTGAACTACGACACGTTTATTTCGTATCCGCAGCTTGATGCCTGGGCGGCGCACAATGACTTCCAGACCCGCATCAGCGCACAGATTGCCCGACAGGTGGCGCTTGACCGCATCATGATCGGCTTTAACGGCACGTCACACGCGGAAAAATCCAACTTCAGCACCAACAAGCTGCTTCAGGACGTTAACGTGGGGTGGCTGAAGCACATCAGAACCAATGCCAGCGCGCGCGTAATGAATGACGTGACGCTGACCTCCCGCAACATGGACAACACCGTGGCGCACGCGGGTAAGTATGCGAACGCTGATGCACTGGTTCAGGACGCACGCTCATCCCTGCTGGATGAATGGCACAAGGAAGCTGACGACCTCGTGGTGATTATGGGGCGCAACCTGTTTAACTCGCTGCGTCTGCCCGTGCTGAACAGCATCAGCGGCCAGAATCCCAATGCGGAATTACTCGCCGGACAGCTCATCCTGTCATCGCGCACCATTGGCGGGCTGGGTGTGTTCCTTGCGCCGTTCTTCCCGGATGCAACGATGCTGATCACCTCGTTCAACAACCTGTCGATTTACTGGCAGAAAGGTTCAATGCGTCGTCTGATGAAAGACGAACCGGAATACAACCGCATCGCCACCTACCAGTCCATCAATGACGCTTATGTCGTTGAAGACTATGGCAAGTGCGCGATGGTCACTGGCCTGAAGTTCGCCGACAGCTAATCAACTCACAGCGGGCATCATGCCCGCCTGTAACGGAGAGAAAAAATGATTACTCCTGCACAGCAACACTGGCAGAACGTGATGGCACAGCGCGCAGGCCGGGCGAATGAAGGCGTGGACCACGCCGCGCGTACCGCGCATGAAGAGGTGCTGTATCGTCTGCGTCTGGCACAGGCCCGGCTTAAGGGCGTACAGGCCAGAAGCGCGAAAGCCGCCATCAAAAAAGAGTTGTTGCCGGACTTTTCCGGCTGGATTGAGGGAACGCTGGAGGCTGACGGCGGGCAGCAGGATGAAGTGATTGCCACGCTGATGGTGTGGGCGATTGACTGCGGCGATCTTCCGCTGGCGTTGCGTATTGGTGCGTATGTGGTCCGTCATAACCTCATTATGCCGGATAACTTTGGCCGTACTGCTGCCACAGTGCTGACCGAAGAAATCTGCAACCCGGTACTGACGCAGGCCGGGACGGATGCCGACGCGGATTTGTCCGCCTTTATCGAACCACTGGATACCCTCCGGGAGATTGTCACCGACCAGGACATGCCGGACGAAGTGCGCGCCAAATTATGCAAGGCGTGCGCCTTTGCCCGTCGTGGCCTGAGTGATGCGGACAGCATGGCCCTGTCACTGAAGCTGCTGCGCGAAGCAATGCACCTGAACCCGAATGCAGGTGTGAAACGCGAGATTGCAACCCTTTCCCGCGCCCTGAAAAAAGCCGATTCCGCAGCCGCACCAGAAGATGCCAGCACACCGCAGGCGCAGGACGAAAGCAGCAAAAGTAAAAAGACAACGCGGAAGCCTGCAACACGAAAAACCACCGCGACGCAGAAGGCGAAGCGCGGTTAACGACTGACCCCGTCAGCGGGCGGCGTGCGCGGTGTTCCGGTTTGACTCCGTGACCGTTTACACCGCGCACCCACCGCCCGATTTTTTCAGGAGTGAACCCCATGAGTATGGTTGCCAGAACCAACCCCGGACCCGCAGAGGACGACATCACCGATACCGATGATGGTGATACCCGTATTTCAGCGGGCGCATTCTGGCCGGATATTGTGCTGCGTGAGCTGCGTCTGGCGATACGACTGCCGGGCCGTGTGACCACCTCCCGCCTGCTGCATACCGCCACCGGGGCCGTGGCACACGTTACCCGCGAGCTGGAAGCGTGGCAGAAGGAACAGCAGGCGGCTGGCCATCAGACGCTGGCCGATGTTCCGGCACCCGTAATTAACGGAGAAAGCGTCAATCTCTGGCACTGGCGCAATGCCGTTTATACCGCCACACGCGCCCTGATTCTGGAGCGTTACCGCGATGCGGACACAACGGATAAGGGCGACCGCCGGGCGGACGCACTGGATATACAGACATCGGATTTGTGGCGCGATGTGAGCTGGGCCATCTCTGACATTCTGCGCCGCCCGCGAATTTTTGCGGAGCTGTGCTGATGAAAGTGAAGGCACTGGAAGGCGACACCGTGGATTCGCTCTGTTTCCGGTACTACGGCACGACGCAGGGCGTCACCGAAAAGGTGCTGGATGCCAACCCCGGACTCTGTCAGCAGGTATTTCTGGACGCCGGGCAGGACGTGGAGATGCCGGAGCCGGAGAAGAAGAAACGAGAAATGATTCAGTTGTGGGGGGAGTAGCAGTGAGCACCATTCAAACAGGGATCACAGAGCAGGTTATTGCGTGGCTCTTTGACCACCTGCCAACGGTGTATGCAGTAGGCGCGGCGGTCAGCATTTCCGCGCTGATGAGTCTTTATGACGGACGAACACTGGTTCAGACCGTAACGGGATCGCTGGCGTGCGGCGTTCTTGCCATGGCCGTGGCCGGGTCGTTGCGCTTCTTCGGGTTTCCTGAAGATGCCGTGACGTTTATCGGCGCATCAATCGGTTTTATGGGCGCAGAGAAAGCACGCGACAAGGTTATTGCGGCCTTTAATCGCAGGGTGAAGGAGAAGGACGAATGAGCAACACATTTAAATTCAGCAGCCGGAGCGAAAAGAATTTGCAGGGCGTAAATCCTGATCTGGTGAAAGTGACCCGACGGGCACTGGAAATCTCGGAAGTGGATTTTGGTATCACCGAAGGGTTGCGCAGCCGTTACCGCCAGAAACAACTTGTGGCCACAGGTAAGAGCCAGACCATGAACAGCCGCCACCTTACGGGGCATGCCGTGGATGTTGTGGCTTATATCGGCAGCCAGGTGTCATGGGAATGGCCGCTGTACGAAAAAATCGCAGCAGCATTCAGACAGGCCAGCCGGGAACTGAATATTCCGGTGGAATGGGGCGGCGACTGGAAGCCCCTGAAAGACGGACCGCATTTTCAGTTACCACACGGAGCCTATCCGGCATGAAGCTCTGGCCCACGCTGGGCGTCGCTTTCCTTCTGATTGCCGCATGGGGAACATCCATGCGTCTGTCGTGGTCGCTGGGCTGGGAGAACGCCAGAAACGAAGCGCAGGCCAGCGCTCTGAAAAGTACCGTCGACACCCTGAATATCATCAGCGCCGGGGTACAGGATATGCAGCAGGTGCTGGCACAGCTCCGCGCGGAAAATCAGCAACGCAATCAGGACGGAGAGGCCAGACGTGAACAGCTACGCAACGATATTGCAAAAGATGAATGCGCCCACGCTTTGCCTGACGCTCGTTTTACTGACAGGTTGCGCAGGCACGCAGAACGCGCCACGGCCAGCGCCGTCAGTCCGGCTTATACCGCAGACGCTGACCATACCGGTAACGCCTCCCCCCTTCCCTGACACTCCCACATGGGGAAATCTCGGTATATGGGGCGACCGCCTTCTGGATGCACTGGAAACCTGTAACGCGGATAAACGGGCCATTGAATTACTGGAACAGCGCAGGCTGCAAAGACTGAACAACGAGGACAACAACCATGCTGAAAACTGATTCCCTGCGTGAAGCCATGACCCGTTCATGCCGATGGTGTCAGGCTAACCCGGAAAAATTCACCATTTTCGTGGAGAGCGGCAACATTGAAACGACAGGAGAAACCCCATCGTTTGTTTACCGCTATCAGATGGTGATGTTTGTCATGGATTACGCCGGGGAGCTGGACGACCTCACGCTGCCGCTGCTGGCGTGGTTATCAGAAAATCAGCCACAGTTGTTGCTCAATCCGGAGCGTAATCAGGACATCAAATTCTCCGCCGTTATCAATGACGATGACAGCGCCGATCTCCTGTTTACGCTCCCTCTGCGGGAACGCGTTCGCATCACGCGCAGCAGTCAGGGCACGCCGCAGGCAGAACACCTGCCGGAGCCAAAACCCCGCCTGCCATCTTCCGAAGGCGACTGGTCGCATGTATTCCAGGATGTGACGTGGGGTGAAAGCGATGGATAAGGCATTCACCCGCGTGGATGAAACCTTTGAGGCCATCCGCGACAGCCTGAATCAGCAGGCCATCAATAACATTGCCAGAAAGCTGGCACAGGATTTACGCCGCGCCCAGCAGGCGCGCATCCGGTCACAGAAAGCGCCGGACGGGACCGCGTGGACACCACGCAGACGCCGCGTAACCCGGATACAGGAACGCATTCGCTTTATCTGGAATAACGAAGCACGCACGCTGAAAAACTGGCATCACGACACGGGGAAATACGGGCGAACCATTACCGGGTGGGATGAGGATAAAAATAATATCCGCACGTTTTACCGGGATGACATCGACCGTTTTCTGGAAATACGCACCCGGCGCATCAACCAGGACAGCACAAAGCACGTCCCCATGTTCGTAAAACTGCGCACCTCCCGCTACCTGAAAGCCCGTGCGGATGCTTCCGGTGTGACGGTGGGTTACAGCGGCGTGGCCGCACGTATTGCACGCGTTCATCAGTTCGGTGAGCGCGATCAGGTTGCGCCGGGCATTTTCACCGATTACCCGGTACGTGAGCTGTTGGGCATCAGTCAGGCAGATGAACGCCTGATTTATAACACGGTGCTGGGCCGGATTGCGGAGGCTGTACGGTGAGCGCAGAACTCATGCGACTGCTGAGCAATATCATCCGCACCGGGATCATCTCTGAAGTTGATGAGAAGTCCTGGCGCGTGCGCGTTCGCAGCGGCGAACTGGAAACAGGCTGGCTGCGCTGGAACACCACGCGCGCGGGAGCCTTCAATGTGTGGCTGCCGCCATCACCAGGCGAACAGGTGGTAATTGCCTGCATTGGCGGCAATCCGGAAACCGCCATGATAATTGGCAGCCTGTGGAGTGATGCCAATCCGGCCCCCGGCAAAAGCCTGAAAGAAATCGTGATCAGCGCGCCGGACGGCGCGGTGTTCCGCTACGACGCGGACGCAGGCGCACTGAGCGCCAGCGGCATGAAAACAGCCACCCTGCAGGCATCCGTCAGCGTGACACTGGATACGCCCGTCGTGGAATGCACAGACCTTCTGAGAACAGCGACGATTGACGTCACAAAAGGAGGAAAGATGAGCGGCAATATCACGCACAGCGGCGGCGATTTCACCTCAAACGGCATCACAGTGCATACGCATAAACACGGTGGCGTTAAAGGTGGCAGCGATTCGACGGGAGGCCCGCAGTGACAACCCGCTACACAGGAATGAATCCGGACGGAACGGGAAACCTGAACGATATGGAGCACCTGAAACAGTCAGTCAGGGACATCCTGACCACCCCGCTGGCAAGCCGGGTTATGCGACGGGAATATGGCAGCCTTGTGCCCGATTTAATTGACGAACCCATGAATAACACCACACGTCTGCAATGCATGAGTGCTGCCGTGATTGCGCTGACACGATGGGAACCCCGCATTGCCCTGGATGCCATCGACGTTGTCTGGAAGGCAGGAGGCCGCGCCAGGGTGACGCTGTCGGGTACTGTCATGCAGACCATGCAGAATGTTGAATTAACCATCACGCTGAGAGAGTAAATCATGCCCGCCGTTGACCTTTCACAGTTACCGGACCCCGCCATCATCGCGGAGCCTGACTTTGAGGCAATTCTGGCTGACACAAAGGCCATGATGATTGCGGCTTATCCCGCCGAACAACGTGAAGCCGTCTCCGCCGCGCTGGAGCTGGAATCGGAACCTCTGAACGTTATCGCCCAGACAACAGCGTTTCGTGAAATGCTGTTACGCCAGCGGGTCAATGAGGGTGCACGCGCCTGCATGTTAAGCCACAGCGCCGGGACAGACCTGGACAACCTCGCAGGCAATATGAACACAAAGCGCCTGGTTATCACTCCGGCAACGGATACCACCGACGCGGTGATGGAAAGCGACACCTCGCTGAGACTGCGGGCGCAACGGGCGTACGACGGCCTGAGTGTTGCTGGCCCGTCAGGTGCATACGAGTATTTTGCCCGCAGCGCCAGCGGTCTGGTGCGTGATGCGCGGGCTATCAGTCCGTCTCCGGCAAATGTGACGGTTTCCATCCTGTCCACTGAAGGCGACGGCACAGCAACGGAGGCGTTGCTTAATACCGTTCGCGCCGTTCTGAATGCAGAGGATACCCGCCCGGTGGCCGACCGCCTGACCGTACAGAGTGCCAGAATCGTGACATGGCGGCTGAATGCAAAACTGTACTTTTACCCCGGCCCGGAATCCGAACCTATTCTGGCTGCGGCGGAATCGTCGTTCAGGAAGTGGCTGGCTGACCAGGGGCTTATCGGTCAGGACGTGGCGTTGTCCGCCATTGCTGCCGCACTGCATGTGCACGGTGTGCAACGCGTGGAGATAACCGAACCCACACAGAATATGGCCATCAGCGACATACAGGCGGCGCGCTGTGAGTCGTTCACCATCAGCGAAGGTGGGCGCAATGAGTAATTCGCTGTTACCACCATCAGCCAGCAATTTCATGCGTTGCGCCGAAGCTGTCGGAGCGCGCATTACAAACATCCCGGTAGACCTCAACACACTGTGGTCACCAGATACCTGCCCGGTGCATCTGCTGCCTTATCTCGCCTGGGCATTTTCCGTTGACCGCTGGGATCGCAACTGGCCGGAAGAGACAAAGCGACAGGTTATTCGTGATGCATGGCTGATACACCGACACAAAGGGACCATCAGCGCACTGCGCCGGGCCATTGAGCCGCTGGGATACCTCATTCGCGTGTCTGAGTGGTGGGAGTTCGGCGGAGAACCGGGAACATTTACCGTTGAAGTCGGCACGCTGGACAGTGGCGTGACGGAGGAAATGTATCTGGAAATGGAGCGGTTGATTGCTGATGCCCGCCCGGTCAGCCGCCACATGACAGGGCTGAATATCATTCAGGAAATTCCGGGGGATATTTTCGCAGCGGCGGCAACTTATGACGGTGAAGTCATTACCATTTATCCGGACGATTAAGCATGAGTACCACAACACGTAAATTTAAAACCGTTATCACCGATACGGGTGCAAAAAAATTAGCTCAGGCAGCCGCGCCAGATGGTAAGCCTGTCCGCCTGACTCATATGGCCGTGGGCGACGGTGGCGGCACGTTGCCCACACCAGACAGTAAGCAGACCCGTCTGGTGCATGAGGTGTGGCGACATACTGTTAATCGCGTCATCCTGGACGCAACACATCAGAACCGCATTATTGCGGAGCTGGTTATTCCTCCTGAAACGGGCGGATTCTGGATCCGGGAAATTGGTGTATTTGATGAGCACGGCGATTTAATCGCGGTGGGCAATACTGCCGAAAGTTACAAGCCAGCCGTTGCCGAAGGGTCCGGTCGTGCACAAACATTTCGCACCATTCTGACCGTATCCAGCACTGCCACCGTGGCGCTTACCGTGGATAACACCATGGTGATGGCCACAGTGGATTACGTGGATGACAAACTGAAAGAGCATGAACAGTCACGACGTCACCCGGACGCCTCGCTGACCGCAAAAGGCTTTGTTCAACTCAGTAGCGCCACTAACAGCGTGTCTGAAACGCAGGCTGCAACGCCGAAAGCAGTAAAGGCCGCGTATGATCTTGCTAACGGTAAATATACTGCGCAGGATGCCACCACAGCGCGAAAAGGCCTTGTCCAGCTCAGTAGCGCCACCAACAGCACGTCTGAAACGCTGGCGGCAACGCCAAAGGCAGTAAAATCAGCCTATGACAATGCAGAGAAACGTCTGCAGAAAGACCAGAACGGCGCTGATATACCCGATAAGGGACGCTTCCTGAACAACATTAACGCGGTCAGTAAAACAGACTTTGCTGATAAGCGTGGTATGCGTTATGTGCGGGTTAACGCTCCTGCAGGTGCAACATCTGGAAAATATTACCCTGTTGTTGTTATGCGTTCTGCTGGCTCAGTAAGCGAACTGGCATCAAGGGTCATTATCACCACGGCAACGCGAACCGCAGGCGATCCGATGAATAACTGCGAGTTTAACGGATTTGTTATGCCTGGTGGCTGGACTGACAGGGGGCGTTATGCTTATGGAATGTTCTGGCAATATCAAAACAATGAACGAGCCATCCACTCAATAATGATGAGTAATAAGGGCGATGATTTGCGCTCTGTGTTCTATGTTGATGGCGCTGCTTTCCCTGTTTTTGCGTTTATCGAAGATGGCCTGTCAATATCCGCACCTGGTACTGATCTCGTTGTTAATGATACGACCTATAAGTTTGGGGCAACAAATCCGGCGACTGAATGTATCGCGGCGGACGTTATCCTTGATTTTAAGAGTGGGCGTGGTTTTTATGAGTCTCATTCGTTAATCGTTAACGATAACTTGTCGTGCAAAAAACTTTTTGCCACAGACGAAATTGTAGCGCGTGGTGGTAATCAGATTCGAATGATAGGTGGGGAGTATGGGGCATTATGGCGTAATGATGGCGCTAAAACTTACCTGCTGCTTACCAATCAAGGTGATGTTTATGGTGGCTGGAATACATTAAGACCGTTTGCTATTGATAACGCAACCGGCGAACTGGTTATTGGAACCAAACTGTCCGCAAGTCTGAACGGTAATGCATTAACAGCAACAAAGCTGCAAACGCCAAGACGGGTTTCTGGTGTTGAGTTTGATGGTTCCAAAGATATTACTTTAACCGCCGCGCATGTGGCTGCTTTTGCCAGAAGGGCAACGGATACATATGCCGATGCGGATGGTGGCGTTCCCTGGAATGCCGAATCAGGCGCTTATAATGTCACCCGCTCTGGCGACAGCTATATTCTGGTTAACTTCTATACCGGAGTCGGAAGTTGCCGGACCTTGCAGATGAAGGCGCATTACAGAAATGGTGGTCTGTTCTACCGTTCTTCAAGAGACGGTTATGGTTTTGAGGAAGACTGGGCAGAAATTTATACCTCGAAAAGTCTTCCACCGGAAAGCTACCCAGTCGGCGCACCAATCCCGTGGCCATCAGATACCGTTCCGTCTCGTTATGTCCTGATGCAGGGGCAGACTTTTGACAAATCTGCCTACCCGAAACTTGCAGTGGCTTATCCGTCAGGCGTTATTCCTGATATGCGTGGCTGGACGATTAAGGGCAAGCCCGCCAGTGGTCGTGCCGTATTGTCTCAGGAACAGGACGGCATTAAATCGCACACCCACAGCGCCAGCGCATCCAGTACTAATTTGGGGACGAAAACCACATCGTCGTTTGATTACGGAACTAAATCCACAAATAACACCGGAGCACATACACACAACTTTGCTTACAACAATACTTCAGCATACGCAGAAACTCCCGGTACCGGTGGTGGAATGCATGCAAGTAACACAAGCAAGACAGCAAGTAATCGTGTATTAAGCGCAGGAGCTCATGCTCACACAGTAGCAATAGGTGCGCATACACATACGCTCGCTATTGGTTCGCATACACACACCATTACCATTGCCGCTTATGGCAACGCGGAAAACACCGTAAAAAACATCGCATTTAACTATATTGTGAGGCTTGCATAATGGCATTCAGAATGAGTGAACAACCACGAACCATAAAAATTTATAATCTGCTGGCCGGAACCAATGAATTTATTGGTGAAGGTGATACATACATTCCACCTCATACAGGTCTACCTGCAAATAGTACTGATATTGCTCCGCCAGATATTCCAGCTGGCTTCGTGGCTATTTTCAACAGTGATGAGGCGTCCTGGCATCTCGTTGAAGATCATCGTGGTAAAACGGTTTATGACGTGGCTTCCGGCGACGCGTTATTTATTTCTGAACTGGGTCCGTTACCGGAAAATGTTACCTGGTTGTCGCCGGAAGGGGAATATCAGAAGTGGAACGGCATAGCCTGGGTGAAGGATACGGAAGCAGAAAAACTGTTCCGGAAACGGGAGGCGGAAGAAACAAAAAACAGCCTCATGCAGGTAGCCAGTGAGCATATTGCGCCGCTTCAGGATGCTGCAGATCTGGAAATTGCAACGGAGGAAGAAATCTCGTTGCTGGAAGCATGGAAAAAGTATCGGGTATTGCTGAACCGTGTTGATACATCAAGTGCACCGGATATTGAGTGGCCTGCTTCCCCAGTGGAATCAAGGAGTAAACAAGCATAAGGCTTTCATTTCAAACCATTGTAGTCCAGTTTTTTGTATAGTACCCTGCTCATTTCGAATGACATGAGTGATTTGGAATTTCAGGGTGCCATTATGAATGTTATTTCATCATTAAAACAGCTTAACAGACAGCGAAATATTAAAACAAAAAAGATAAAGACGAAGGCCAGACTGGCATTTCTAAAAATGCGATACAGAAGGAAAACATCATTACAGCCGGATAGTTATAAAACAGTGTGCATTTTCATGCACATGCAGGCCATTGGTGACGGCATCGTTACCTCAGGGTTTATTAAACAACTTCAAGAATCCGGCATGGTGGTATATGTGATAGCACCTCCAAGAGTATCATTCCTCTTTACTGATATTGTTGGCGTGGATGCCTTTATTTCTTACGAGAAAAATAAATTTAACGAACTAAAAGCAAAGATAAAAAAACTGAATGTAGATCTTGTTGTTGACTTCTCAAATTTTGATAACACAGCGATAACCAGATTGCAAACACTACATTTACTTAAACCTAAACACTCTATCTGTTTTAATCATCCTGCCGTAACTATTTTTGATACAAATATAATCGATAATCGTTCCATTCACTCATCTGAAAGAATGAAAAAAGTTTTATCTTTACTAAAGATAAAAAATAATGATTACGCTGCAGCGCTTAATTTTGACAACAAAATATATGAACCAGCAAATATTGTTGCAAATGAATTCAGGAAGAAAAACAAAAAATTAGTTATATTTAACCCTTATGGCTCTCAGAATAGCAGAACCTTGTCTGATGAACAGATAAACAAAGTACTAGCTTACCTTAACAACCTTAAGGGATATCACACAATAGTTTTTAACATGGGAAAACAGATTAATCACAATGGATTGGATAATGTGTCTCTATCTCCATTTTCTGATGCAGGATGTTCATTTGCATTGGTTCGCCATGCTGATTTTGTTATAACTGTAGATACTGCTATTGTACATTTAGCCAGTGCATTAAACATTAGACAATACTGTATATATAATAACAGAATGCATGAAGGAAAATTCGAAAATAATATAGTGTGGGGGCCAAACAGCAAATTAGCGACTCAACTCACCACATCCGAACATCTAAGGTCTGAAGGGGGCGACGATATGCATAAATTCGACATAATGCTTTTAATTAATGCTATCAAACAAGATTTGACAAACGATATACCGAATTACCACTCGGATTTAGGTTGTAAAAATAGCTCCAGAAACCCAGAATTAGAAAGTAGCAAATCTTTATAACGTAGAAACCTCAACTGTTTTATCAGGACCTACGATATATTATATAACAACAAGCCGCCCATTACCCAATATGAGGGTATTGGCGGCAATATAAAATCAGAACAGCCCTTTAACTGAACTGGCCGCGCTGTTAAGAGATGATGTCACCTTATCTTTGAAGCCGGACAACATATCGCTGAACGATGAGGATTGCAGGCGCTCCCGCAAATCCTCATCACAGCGTTCAAGAGTCAGTGAAAATTCTATCTTTTTCGCCTTACCGTAGCGATCAAACTCGGAACGGGTCGTATTCGTTTCAGTCAGCACATACATGCCGTAAATCTGCCCGACACCATCAATCAGAGGCCAGGGGCGTCCTGTATACGCCTGCGTGGTCAGCAGCGACAGGGACACTTCGCCACCTGTAATTTCAGGATAAAGCACACCAGAAAGAACGATGCGATCATCACCTGCACCGATATACTGCCAGCTTGCTGAACGGTTAACGCGTTCATTTTTCACATGCCGCCAGCTTTTGTTTTGCTGTAACTGTTGATGCGGCAATGTACGCAGCTCAAAAACAAACATGCCATAGATCATCATCATGGCCATGACTCCTCAATCTTTATCGTAAAAACTGCCACGTCCGGCACGGGCGCGCCGTTCCATCTCTGCCCTGACCATTTCGCCGACCAGTTTCGCCAGTTCGCGGGGATTCTGTGTAACAACGTTATGCAGATGAACATGAATTTCACCACCAAATCCGGAGGCAACAGGCTCCCGGTTACGGGAAGTTACAGGAACTGATGCCACTGGAGATCGTATAGCCTCCGCCACCGGGCGGGAGCTGGCCGCAACAACAGGGACCAGCGCCGGAGGCAGCGGAGCCGGGACCACGGGTGTGATATTAATTGCGGGGGCAGGCTTACTGACCTGCGCAATCTTCCGCTCCTGCCACTCCCCACGAACAGCAAGTGCTCGGGGCAGGTTTTTAAAGACAATATCGCCGGGGCCAATGCGTTTTTTCGTCTCCTCAACCAGCTTACCTGTGTTATCAGCAATTTTGCTGAGTCTGCGCAGCGTACCGGTATTGCTGTCTGTGAGCGGTTTATTGTCTTTGGGGTTATCACCTCCGGTGCCATTGCCATTTTCCACAGGCTTCGGCGGATTGATTTTCGCCAGGTCCCCCTGAAGCAAGGCAACCTTGTCCTGAAGAATGGCCGCACGCTGTGCGTCTTCGATTTTCTTGCGCGCCCTTTCCGCTTCATCCGGAAGCACACCAAGCTTTTCAAGTATCCACGCCAGCGTATCCAGCAACATTTTTGCAGGTGTCAGAACAAGTTGTAACGCACCGCCAAGAACGTTACCGAATATCTCGCCAGCACTGGTACATTTATCCAGAGTTTCCTTGCTGGACTCCATCGGTGACAGCAGCGATTTAAACCAGTTAAACATCTGGCTGATCCCACTCCCGATTGCGTCAAAAACAGGACCAAACCGTTCAAAGGTTTCGCGCAACGGGGTCAGCCTTTCCATAATCCCGCTGAACACCCCGGCAAAAAATGCCCTGATGGGATCCCAGTATTTCCAGATAAGAACGGCAGCTCCGGCAAGCGCAGCCACGATAAGACCAACCGGACTGAACAGCGCCCCGATAGCGCCTCCCAGTAAAGAAACGGAACCCGTCACCATTCCCCATAGTGCTGGCAGAACCCTGACAGCATTCATTGATCCGGTCAGGAGGGAAAAACCAAGACGCAGTTTTGCCAGCGGGCCAGCAAGCACACCAATAGCCAACGACAACGAGCCGACCGTTGCAGTCATCGCCAGCAATGCCCCACCTGCAATCAGTAGCTGGCGCGTCAGTGCCGGATGGGCCTGCGCCAGCGCCGTCACCTTTGATACCACCCGCGTGAGCCACTGCGTGACAGAACGCAGCGGACCGTCAATCAGATCTGCAATGCGGATGCGCAACCCTTCCCATGCACTGCCGAGTGATTTCAGATCGCCGTCAAGGTTGTTGGCCATAACCTTTGCTGTGCGTTCAGCCTCACCGCGCGCGCCTTCAAGTTCTTTTCTCAGTTTGGGTAAGGAGCCGTCACCCGCTGCATCAACGAGCGCCATAAACGATGTGAAAGCCTCTTCTCCGGCAATGTCCTTAAAGAACGATACCCGGTCAACTTCCCCGTATTTGCGGGTGGCTTTATAAAGGTCGGCCAGTACATCCTCCATCGGGCGCATTTTGCCGTTCGCGTCAGAGACAGCCACACCCAGCTCTTTCAGCGCCTCTGCTGCCGCCTTTGGCGGTGATGCCAGACGAGCCAGGCTGGCACGCATTGCCGTCCCGGCATCACTCCCTCTGATGCCCATATTTGCCAGCACGCCCGCCATCGCAGCGGCCTGCTCCAGCGATATTCCCAGCTTACCCGCCACCGGACCTGCATATTTCATGGTTTCGCCCAGCGCGCGAAGGTCAGTGTTGGTACGGGTAAACGCCGCTGTAAGCGTGTCGCCAACCCGGTCCATCTGGTCAGCAGAGAGGCCGAACTGCGTCAGGATATTTGAGCCAATATCCGCCGTCTCGCCGAGATCCATACCGCCAGCCGTTGCCATGCTCAGCACGCCGGGAAGCGCAGCCTGAATGGCCTGCGGAGTAAAACCAGCCATTGCAAGAAATGCCTGTCCACTGGCGGCATCTCCAGCGGTGAACTGCGTTTCAGAGCCAAGTTTTAACGCCTGCTCACGCAGCGCCTTAAACTGTGGGCTGTTTTTGTCGATTCGCGTCAGTGCCTGAACGCGGGACATCTCTTTCCCGAACCCAATCGCGGGCTGCAAAAAACGCCCGGCAGCATAGCCGCCCGCCGCTGCCGCACCTGTTGCCAGTGCACCACCTGTTTTCAGTTTTCCCGCGGTTTCCTGCGCGCGCGAATACCGCTCACGCGCCCGCGTTACACGCGCAAGCGCCTGCCGTTCGCGTTCAAGCTGGTTGTTGTACTGTTCGGTGCGTCTGATGGCCTGTTGAATGGTGTTATCGCTGCCTGTCAGGGAAATGCCGTGGCGTTTCAGCTCTCCGCCAAGTTCCCGCATTTTCTGAATCTCCCGTGTGCGCGATTCATTCAGGCGTTCAAGCCGGGTGCTTAACTGCTGCATCAGCTTTTGTTGTTTTTCGCTGAGCACTGTACCCGTGTGTTGTAACTGATTAAGGGCGTTAAGCTGGCGTCGTGCTTTCAATATGCCAGCATCCGCTTTACTGACAGCGTCACGGGCGCGCTCAAATGAACGCGCCTGACGCTCGAGATTTTTGATCGCCCCCTGCGTTCGCTGGATGGAGTCACCAAACTGCCCCATCAGGCGGCGGGCGTTTTCGGCAGGCCGGGTCAGCCTGTCAACGGCGCTGAAAGCGACCCGGATATCAAGAGTCTTCATTATCTGCATTCCCGCTGCGAAGTGCCGCCCGCTCGCGCCAGCTAACCACTTCGCCGGGCGTCATCATGAAGATTTCGGCGGGCGACCAGTTAAAAATGGCGGCAATATCCGCCACCAGATCTTCGATGTGCTCAAAGCACACCAGGGTGATTACGCTGCCGTCTCCTGCACGCTCTTCGCGCCAGAGTCTGGCTCGCTCATAAAATTTACAGCCACAGCGCACAACTGAATAAAATCGCGTGACGACATTTTTTTAATCATCACTTCATCCAGTCGTGGCGAGGTCACGCGAGGCAACAGCGTAAACATGGTATCCGCTTTCAGATTCAGCACATCAGACAGCGACAGACCACGCAGGGATCCAGCCTGCTCAATAGCCCCGGTGATCTCCACATACGTGATTTTTTCGCCACCACGCTCAATTGGTCGGGTCAGTTTTACGCCATGTTCGACAGCCATATCCTCACCTGCCGTCACATCATCCGCCACGGTGTTATTCCGGGTTTCAGTATCGATGTCTTTCATCAGTTTTCTCCTTTTCAGTCAGAGGCGACGCACTGCGCCGCCTGCATATTACTTATCAGCCAAGCTCGAGCGCGGAACGGATACGGTCAGGCACAATGTCCTTGCCGTCCTTCCGGTAAATGAAGTTCAGCAGGTCAATCTCCCACAACGGGCGATCGTTAACACTCAGCTTGTAGTAGGTGTTTTTAATGGCGTAAGTGTGTGATGTGGCTTCGCCCTGTTTGGCTTCCCCCATATCAATTTCCGTCACACGTCCGCGCATTGCGACTTCATACAGGTCGCTTTCTGCATCGGTGTAGTATTCACCCGCAAAACGCAGCAGCGTGCCGTCAATCGTGCCGCCATACTTAAGGAACAGCTCACGAACTGCGCCCCCCATGACAAAGCTCGCATCAAGCGCGGAGTCGTCCAGACCGAGATCAATACTTACCGCACCCATCATGCCACCACCCCGGTAGCTGTCGGTTTTGCGCGTCAGCTTAGGTAGAGTGACGGACGTCACCTTACCCACTTCGTTTTCACCATCCACAAACAGCGTAAAAAAGCGAAGATGTTTTGGTACAGCCATCAGGCACCTCCCAGCACCGCAAATGCGGGACCAAAGAATTCATCAGTAAACGACTGGTAAAGCTCCATGTCTTCCAGCGGGGGAACGGGCGTATATTTGTAGCGAATACGCACGCGCCCCTGACGTAAATTCGTGGTGCCGTTATCCACCACGTCATACCAGCACGACGCCCCAATCAGTTTCCCGGCAGTAACCAGTGAATCCAGTTTTGCCCTGATGGCACTGATAACATCCTTCACGTTCGCAGGCGTCAGTGGACTGTCGATGGTTTCAAACTGCGCTTCCGCAATTGAATCAGCCAGCACCTGTGCGGTTCGGGTATACACCTCAAAGATGTAGGCGTTCGTTTCCGGTGTGCGGTTGCCCCAGAAGCGGAACCCGTTGCGACGAATAATGGTCGTGATTTCTTTGTTGTTGAGGCTGTTGGCATCACTGTCTTCGGCCTGCAACGACCAGAACACATGCCTGGACATCCCCAGCACATTTTTAACCGGAACGTTGGACAGCGATTTGTGCCAGCCCTGTTCATGGTCAATGTACGCACGAAGGCCGCACGCATAGGCAGGCGCGGGGAACGTTTCGTTTTTGCCACTTTTCGGGTTGTAGGCGATGAAGTCCGGCCATAAGAGCATCACCTCACGTTCGTTGAATTTCTGGCGGTAGGTAATCGCCTCAGCCATCGTGTTACAGCCGTGACATGAGGCATACACAAACGCGCGCAGTTTACCTGCAATCACGCACAGGGATTTTGTTACAGCCTCCGTGTCCAGCTCCGGCGCGGCCAGAATACGCGGACGGTATCCGATGCTTTCATCCTGCTCTGCAACAAGCAGCGCATACATCCCCGTATAGCTGCCGTCATCCTCAGAACCACCGATAACCAGTTGATCCTGCGTCTTTCCGTCTTCTTCTTTGTGTTCAGCCACGCGAACGACGATCACCTTTGTGCTCACCTGGTCTGCGATGGCCTTAAGCGCACGATAAAGCGTCCCCGTTGTTCCGCATTTTCCCAGCACGTCATTGACGCGGGTCAGCAGTGTGGGCTTGTTCAGCGGGAACAGCTTCGCGTCCGCATCATCCGCCGTTGCCACGATACCGATAACGCTGGAATCAACATCGTTAATCGCTGTTACCAGGTCGGTATTTTCCGTAACACGGGCACCATGAAAACGAGTTTCACTCATAGCTTCAGCCCCTTGTATCCGTTAAATGATTCGGCAACAATCATCACCCACCACGCGCGTAATCTCACCCCTGCGCCGTTCTCCCGACCCGGCGACAACAAAAAGCAGTAACCCCCTCCGCACGCACATGCGACCATGCCGCACAGGGAGGGAAAGATGACCGACACCACCATGCAATTGCTCAGTCAGAGCACAGACCCCGTGAAAATGCCGGATTTTGATATTCTCGCGGAGGGTAAAACGCTGTCAGGCGTGGCAGAGCGCCTGATGAGCCTGTCACTGACCGACAACCGGGGATTTGAAGCGGACCAGCTCACCATCACGCTGGATGATGCGGATGGTCAGTTGCAGCTACCGCCACGGGGCGCGCGCCTGACGGTTCTCATTGGCTGGAAAGGCGAACCGCTGACAGAAAAAGGCTCTTACATTGTCGATGAAATCGCACACGAAGGACCGCCGGACAGGCTGACTGTTTCAGCCAGAAGCGCAGATTTTCGGGATGAATTTAACGTTAAACGTGAGGTGTCCTGGCATGATGTGACCGTTGAGCGTGTGGTATCCGCCATCGCTCATCGGTACGGTCTGAAACCGCAAATCAGCGAAATGCTGATGCATATCGAAATCGACCACGCCGACCAGACCGAAGAAAGTGACATGTCCTTCCTTACGCGCATGGCGGAAATGCTGGGCGCAATCACCACGGTAAAAAGCGGTAATCTGTTATTCATCATGCCCGGCGGTGGCGTGAACGCACAGGGCCAGCCGTTGCCATCGTTCGCCATCACACGCAGCAGCGGCGATCGCCATCAGTTCCGCATTGCTGACCGCGAGGCGTATACGGGGGTACGCGCTTACTGGCTTGATCTTAATTACGGGAAAAAGAAAAAAGTCAGCGTGAAACGCCGCAAACCGCCAAAACCGAAAAAAGAGAAAAGCAGCAGCCGTGAAGGTGATTATATGGAAGGCGCGGAAGGCAATGTGTTTGTGTTACGCAAGACTTATCAGAACGAGCAGGCAGCAAGACGCGCAGCGGCGGCAAAGTGGCAACAACTACAACGCGGAGCCGCATCATTCTCCATCACACTGGCACGCGGACGCGCAGGACTCTACCCCGAAATGCATGGCACGGTAACAGGATTTAAAAGCGAGATTGATAATCAGGACTGGATTATTGCAAAAGCCGAGCACACCATTGATAACAGCGGCTTTACCACTCAGCTTGAGCTTGAAGCAAAAATCCCGGAATGGATAGCGGAAACAGAGTGAGCAACTTAGAATAGCGACAGCACCACGTTAAGGGAGGTCGCTATGTTCCGTTGTCCGCTTTGTGGCGCATCTGCCCGTATCCGCACCAGTCGTCCGGAAAATGATTCAAACACCGTGCGGCAAAAGTATTACCAGTGTAACAATCTGGAATGCGGCGTATGCTTCTCAACACTGGAAGCTTTCCATAAATTCACATCAAAACACGCCTCCGGCGTTCACTCTTCAGAAGATATCCCGTGGCATGATCTGCCAGCTTCACACAGGGGAAACAATCAGATGAGTTTGCCTTTATCTCAGAATTAACAGGCAGAATTGCCGGAGTAACAAAAAAGCGATAGATTACGCGCGGGTGCCTTTCGGCTGATGGTCGGAGGGAATACCCGAAGGCCAGATGTGGAAAGGCCCCGGAAAACATCCCTGTTTAACCGAGGCCCTAACCGCATTACCTTGACAAGTGAAAGGTTAGCGCCTCTCCGAAAAAGGAGCAAGTGCTATGTCGCAAAAATCGCTTACGGCCATCACGTTCTGCGTGACGGCAATCCTCATCATCTGGATGCTGCACGGTTCGCTGTGTGAAATACGGATGAGTTTCTGGGGAGCGGAGTTTGCGGCGTTCTTACAGTGTAAGCAGTAAGGAAACCGCGACGGGGAGCAATCCCCCGGTCAATCAGTTGCCAGAGTAAGGTCGATAAGGCATCCTGTCTCATTCTATACCAGCTAATCAATTGACACATATCAATAAAAAGCCTGATAAAATCAAAATGTTTTGTTACAAATGTCAGCTAGTAGAGAGCCAAAGGAGGCAGATTATATGGCATTAATCAAATGTCCTGAATGCCAGAAAGAGGTGATCGATTCAGTATTGTCTTGCCCTGCTTGTGGCAAACAACTGAAAAAACTTAAACGTTCATTTTTTGGAGAACTCATTAAGTATTTTTTCATATTATTTAATATTTTTATAATCTACACGATTTGTGTTGGGCTAAGAGAGGTTGGTGAAATAATAAACAACGCCACATCCGATGCCGAAAAAGCCGGTACAGTTATTGGTACGGGCTTAGGTTTAATTGCTATTGGAGGCTTATGGGTTATTGGCAATATCATTATCGGAAATTTAGTATTTCTTACTAAACCAAAGGGATAACAAAATGAAAAATATGATTATTTCTATAGGTGCATCATTTATATCAATTAGTGTGCTACCTGCTCACGCAGCAACTGAGCATAATAACTTTAAGTCATCACTCCAGTGCCGAGCAATAGAAAATAATAAAGAAAGACTTTCTTGTTATGATAAGTCAATACAACCGACTCGAACGACAGTTGCTGAAAAATTCGAAAGCAGAGATCAATGCCCTGATGAGAAAGATGATGACAGACGTTTATCTTGTTATGACCGTTTTTTTTCTCCAACATTTACTCCGCCTGTAAGCTCAAAATCTAAATCGAAACAGCTAGTAACAACAGAGGCTCAGCAACCAAATCTTTCTGAGATATCTAAATGCCGAGCAGAAACCGATAAAGAAACTAGAGTAAACTGCTACGATAAACTATTTCCACAGGAAAAAGTTGCGCAATCTAAATCAAAATTAGAGAAAGCCACAGACACAGGAAAATGGCACACATCCATTACTACATCGCCAATTGATGATTCGAAAAATGTAATTTTATCGTTAGAAAGTGATGATTATATAAGAACTCCATTTGGAGAAGCGGTTACCCCTACTCTGTTTATAGCTTGCCGAGAAAAGAAAACCGAAGTATTTCTTAATTGGGATGTATATTTAGGCCTTGAACAAACCAGCATGCTGTATCGCCTTGATAAACAGAAAGCAGTTGAGCGAAACTGGCTAGTATCTACAGATACAAAGGCTGTTTTTTATAAAGGCAATGACATTAACTTCATCAGAAAACTAGCCAACTCAAACAAAATGTATGCAAAAATAACCCCTTATAATGAAAGCCCTGTAAGTGCAACTTTCAATTTAAACGGCCTGTCAACCACGCTAAAACCGCTTCAAGAAGCCTGTAACTGGAAATAGTATAAACCATGCGGCTAAGCCACAATCACAGATAACACAAAGCCCGTGAAAACGGGCTTTGTGTTATCTATAACTCGAAAATGTGGTCACTGCGTGGACATGCGCCGATACAAATCCTTTTATATCAAAAAGTTAAATCAACATCTTTTTCATCAACAAGGATTTTCACGTTTGTGTTACCTGTATGAGACGAGAGTTAACCGGACAAGTGTGCCATAATCTCGCGGCCAGGCATACTTGCGAAGATTTCAGGTATAAGGATACGTAATGATACAACCTATTTCCGGCCCTCCTCCTGGGCAACCACCAGGTCAGGGAGATAACCTGCCGTCTGGCGCGGGCAATCAGCCTTTATCCAGTCAGCAACGTACTTCGCTGGAAAGCTTAATGACGAAAGTGACCTCACTGACGCAACAGCAAAGAGCAGAACTGTGGGCGGGTATCAGGCACGATATTGGTCTGTCGGGAGATTCACCGCTGCTTTCGCGTCACTTCCCTGCCGCTGAGCATAACCTGGCGCAACGTCTGCTGGCCGCGCAAAAAAGCCATTCTGCCCGCCAGCTTTTAGCGCAATTAGGGGAGTATTTACGTCTGGGGAATAATCGTCAGGCGGTCACGGATTATATCCGTCATAACTTTGGTCAGACGCCGCTGAATCAGCTCTCACCGGAGCAATTAAAAACCATTCTCACCCTGTTGCAGGAAGGGAAGATGGTTATTCCGCAACCACAGCAGCGCGAGGCGACCGACCGTCCTTTATTACCGGCGGAGCACAATGCGCTAAAACAGCTGGTGACCAAACTTGCGGCGGCAACGGGGGAACCCAGCAAACAGATCTGGCAATCGATGCTGGAACTTTCCGGGGTGAAAGATGGCGAGTTAATTCCAGCGAAACTGTTTAACCATCTGGTGACCTGGCTACAGGCGCGTCAGACGCTAAGCCAGCAAAATACGCCGACGCTGGAATCACTACAGATGACGCTAAAACAACCTTTAGATGCCAGTGAACTGGCGGCGTTATCGGCATATATCCAGCAAAAATATGGTCTTTCTGCGCAATCATCGCTTTCTTCTGCCCAGGCCGAGGATATTCTTAATCAGCTTTATCAACGGCGGGTTAAAGGGATTGATCCGCGTGTTATGCAACCGCTGCTTAATCCTTTTCCACCGATGATGGACACGTTGCAAAATATGGCAACGCGTCCCGCGCTGTGGATACTGTTAGTCGCGATTATCCTGATGCTGGTCTGGCTGGTTCGTTAA